CTTACAGGATGATTACGCGCAATCTCTTCCTCAGTCTCCGTTGCAAAGTTAAGCATATCCAAAGCAATATCATCTGCCCCAAATATATCCAATACAGTTGCCGCACCAGCAGTAGCTAAAGGCCCCAATCTTTGAACCCCCGCCGACAACCCTTCGGCAAATTCACCAGGGATACTAGGGGGGCGCGCGGGGGCAGCTACGGGCGCAGGAGGAGTCGCAGGCCCAGTTATTGCATCCAACAAACCTGATTGGTTAAACGTAGTTGGGGATTGTGTGCCAGTGGGGGTGCCAAGTTCCTCTTGTAGAAACGAAAGCACCCCCGAAATCCGATCAGTCATTTATTTTTTCCTAGCAGCTTGGACAAGTCTGGAAGCCCGCTTCGGATTTCCAAGTTTTGTACTCCAGCGGCTAATAATTGCTACAATGTCGTCCCCACCCCGGAACCCAGTACCGCGTGCAATATCAGCTTTTATAAGATTTATAATTTCAGCATCGGTCTTAGCCCGTAGGGCTTTAGTAGCAGCTTCGTCAGTCTTTGCACGTTTACCGGCTTCTTCTGGGGTAAGGGCACTTGGTGACATCGAAATCTCAGGCTTTTCTTCCAACGGAGGTTCTTCCGTCACATATTCCGGCTCCTGCTGTTGATTCTTCAGCGCATCAGCGTTTTTGCGACTTGTAGCCAAAGCCTTCTCAGCAGCTTCCCCCCGTTGTTTGGAAACTTCAGCAGTAATCCTTGCCTGCGCTTCAGGACTCAAGAACCCAAGGAAGCTATTCGCTTGCGCTTGTTGCGCGGGAGTCCCAGAAACCAGTTGGTCAATAATTTCACTATCAGGCACTGTTCCATCATCAGGAACTATACCTTTATTATTCACCGCAGAGTTAATAATCCTAAACCTGCTCATGAGGCCCGTAGTCGTGGGGGGAACGCAAGGAGTTGACACCCCGGCGACATAGGAAGTTTGACAAGCTTTGTACTTCTCAGTAGCATCCTCCATGATCTTGGTCATAAGTTCACGCTCGCGGGTGTCTCTGGCAAGGTTGATCTTCGCACTAATTTGTTTATCCAACCTAGTCATATGAGCATCAATGCCCTCCTTTGCAATTTCTCTCTTCGCAGTAATCTCTTCCCTGCGAACCGTAATCTTATCCTTCTCCGCCTTAGCCTCAGCCTTACGCCTCAAATCTTCCAGTTCCAAATCCCGATCCTTTTGAGATTGTTCCTTCAGTTTATCTTCCCGGCCTTCGCGGTGTTTAACAACCCTGTCCATAGCTTCCCCACCGCCAGCAATCGAACCTGTGATATGTCCAAGGGTACTCTGTGCTGGAGCAATGGGTTGTCCAACGTCGATACCAAACTGGAGCATTCCGGCGATCACCTCGGGGGTTTTCAAATAATCCAACCAATCCTTCTCCAGCTTTTGTGAAGCTTGTGGAGTTGTAGGCGGGACAGCCGGTGCAGTCTGTGGTTGCACATTAGGCCCAATACTCGGAGTCGGAACGTTGGGGGCAGGGGCTTTATCTTGTGGCAATGGCACAGCCTGTGCGAGGTTAGGTAGTATTACAACCATAACATTCTCCCTATAGCGTTATCGACGGAGCCGTGGATTTACCTGAAATCAACGAACCCAAGGTTGGAACTCCCCCAGCTTGCCCACCTTTTAACAGCGCAAGCAGCTTCGCAATATCGGGATTGAACCCAGCCCCTGGGCGCGGCAATGCGGCCCCTGGAGGTTTGGGGATTTTCGGTGGTTCAGGCTTCTTCAACCCGGACATAGCTTTGATAATGCTATCTCCCAACGAAGGTTCTTCTTGCCCCGGCACTGTGGGAACCGGGGGGGTTATGGGCTGTTGCAAAGGCAAAGACGCTGTTGAGTCACCAAGCAAGTTCAAAAGGTTTTGCCCTGGGCCTCCACCAAGTTGTGGGGTTGGAATATCTTCGGGCTTAAGCAGCGGCGGAACATTCGGGGCGGGGGGTCTTGTTTTATCAAGCGTATTAGCGAGACTTCCTGTACCCACCAATTGAAAATTGCGTGAGGGCTCGGGATCAGCAGGTAATGGATTTACCAACGAGCCTAAACGAGGAGGCGCAGCTTTTGTCTTACCACCGAACTGGGCTTCTGGGCCAAAGAGTTCGGGGAAACTTCTGCGAAGGAAAGAATCAAAGCTCCCACCCCCAGGTATAGCATTTGTCTCCATCACAGGATTCAAATATGCTGTCTGTGTCTTTTCCAACAAGTCCCCAACCACATTCGATTGTGTGTCAGCGGGCACTACCTTCGGGGGCTTAATCCCCTGAGCTGCCATAATGCGCGCGAGTTGGTCTGGCTGTTGAATACCCGAGGTTGCAAGCATTGATGCCAGGTTAATCACACTTCCATCTTGCCCCAACAAACTTGTCAAGGGCCCAAGAAGGCTTTTTAAGTCAAAGTTGAACGCCATAGTTATATCTCCTTCTTAGAGGAAGAACGGTAAAATTTGAGCACCGAGGCTTATAGCATCTTGGAAACCGAAGCCCCCACCACCACCACCACTGCTAGGTGGTGGGAAACTCGCGGTAGAGGTAACCTTGCCTCCGGGTATACCAAACGCCAGCGCCGCAACGTCTTGCGCTGTCGAGAATGGAATAAGTTGTTCGGACAAGAACCGATTGGCTTCCTCTGACAATCGAGCTTGTTCATCGGCTCTCCGTTGGATACCCACAGCTTCTTCAATCGAAGCTGGTTTCAACGCCAACTCACCAGTGGCTGGGGCTGCGAATAAGGATTTAACCATAGCATCCAAGGACTGTTGGAAAGCATTAGCTTGCACAGTTGCTGTCGTATCACCGATCTGGCGTAACAGCGCTTCACCTGCATTGGCTTCTGCAATCCCCTGCCTAGACCCACCGAACCCGCCAGCAGTTATTGCTTCTTGACGTATCCCTGGCAGAATGGTTCTTTCAAAATTCTGTGTCAGCGGGCGAATTGCGGCTTCCGTAGCAGCTGCTAATGCGGGGTTGCTTTCAGGGAATAATACCGGCCCCATTAAGAATTGCGAAGCGTCCAATGCCGCATTGGAGAAATTCTCCGAAGGCCCACCGGGGGCTGCAACGTCCAAAGCTCGGTTCTGTGCAGATAATTGCAATGGATCTTGTGGGGCAATAGCAGAACTGGGAAATAATTCTGGAGGACTGCCAATAATCTTCTTGGCTTCAGGAATGACAAGTCCCAAAAGTTCCTTTTGTTCAGGCGATAACTCTTGCACAGAGGTCGTAGTCGAGGTTGTTCCACCGCCGCCAGAACTTCCTCCGCCTCCACCGCCGCCAAATAATCCGCTTACCATATCAGTGTTCCTTTATTTCTGAAATGTCTTTCTCGAAAGCATATGCCTTACGTTTATATCCATAAGGTTCAAGCATACGCAGGAGTCCTTTTCTTTCGGCAAAGCCCACTGACTTAGTAGCACCATTTTTCCATGCCCAGTGTTCCATTATATCCCAAAGCTTTAATCCTCCCCGTAAATCGTCTCCCCCAACCCAAACAGTTCTAACCGCACGTTTGAGCGGGGTATTCACGAATTCTGTAAGCACCGCCATGATAAACTCTTCATTATCGTTTACCACCCAAAGGTGCATTTGCCCGACACGAATAAATTCTTTAAGGTGGTCAAGGGTATAATACTCTTGCCAACCGTGATTAGCCAAAAAGATATGCTCTACCTGCGGCCAGACAACATCTAAAATGTTCTGCCCTACAAGCATTAACTGCCTAGTCTTTGCAGGTTTACCCAAGCTTAACCCAGGCGCTAGACGATCTACCATAAAATCCTGCTCCACTACCGGGGTCCCAATCAGACCCATCTGCTAGAACTATCATACCATCCCGAGGCTTATTGGGGGCGGCGTGTAGTTCAGGAAGGAGTATCCCATCAACTTCAATCAAATTAGCCGCGATGTTACGGAACTCCTGTATCATAAATTCTTGAAGTGACTTAAAATCTTCAAAGGCAAAGTCAAGTTCTCTAGGTTCATACCGGGGCATTACTGTGTCCCCAACAGTTCAACTTCTAAATCATAGCCTTCCAATTCCCACGATACATCACCTGTAGTTGCGAATTCAACCGCAAGCAATCTACCAGCTGGAGGCCCACCAGAGGTTATCTCAGGGTCAATGAACTGATCCGTCCCCGGCGTAAATTCAGCAGCGGCACTCCAAGTGATACTATCCTGCGGAGTTTCTTGCACCCCCACTCGAATATTCACCGGCCCACCAATCATTCGAGGCCAAATACGATTGGCTAACTTACGTTGGGCAAAATTATTCACAGGGTTTCCACCACTGTCCACACCACTAACTGTAAGCCCCGATCTTGTAAGATTGGCTGTCATGTTCACCGTAGCTGCTTGATTGGTAGTATCCAATTCATACAGTTTAGTATTGGTTGCATCACACGCGAGCAGTTTACGTTTGAATGCGGGGTATAACTGTCCGCCCCAAATCGTAGTATCTTCTGCCCAGGTCTCCGTATCGGCATCCCAACTTGCACCTTCAGCTGAGGAGTCAATCGGCCCCATAGCTATATACGAAAATCCGGTAATATCACGAACCCCTAAACTCCCGTCAATCAAACTCATGGTCAACGCCAGATCAGGAACGGTGCTACCGGATTGAGGGAAACACGCCCACATTTCCTTTTGCTCATAGTTGGTAACACAGTATGAACGATTATAGTTATCCGTATCAATGTTAGCTAAAAGCCACTTGCGCCACTTACGATCAACGACACTCTCAGCTCTTTGACCATCATGAACTAATAGATCATCACCAGTTAGAACAAAATGACCTTTGCCCAATGGCAAGGCCGCGACACAATCTTGAGCCAAGATACCTGAAGTTTCAAATATTTTAAATGTCCTGAAGATGCTAGTCCCGCCGATGTACTGCATTCCCCAAGTCGAACCGTCCTTATACATAATGAAAGTATCGCCAAGCACTAATCCATCACGAAGGAGCCCAGCCCCGACGTCGGTTAAATCCCGTTCCCCAGCATCCTTCGTCGCATCGGTTTCATCCCAAGAACTAGGAACA